CCGATCACTGGGGCTGCACCATTGCCGAGGCCGTGACCCGCCTGGATCAGCTCGCTGCCGACGGCTGGCTGAACTACTGGCAGGGCTACGGCGCCTTCACCATCACCCGATTGGAGATCCCCTGTGACTGAAGCAATGACCGCCGGCCTCGCGATGGCGTGGGGCTTCCTGATGGGTGCCGCCTGGCACAGCTGGATGGAACAGAACCGCCGCGCGCGTCGCATGCCGTGGAGCATGGACAACGTGCGCAGCATCAACGACCGGAAGGTGAAGCGATGAGCGACCGTGAGCTGATCGCCCGCCTGGCTCATGCGCTGCGAGTGCAGCTCGATGGCGTGAACCTCTACTCCGAGCTGCTGGCTGAGGCTGACGCCCTGCTGGCACGTGAACGCGACCCTGACTGGCGCCGCAGCTTCACCCACGAGAACACCAGGCGACCCGAAGGCCCACCGCCACTCAAGCTCCGCCGGGAGGTGGGGCGATGAGCGACCGACTGCGCGAGCTGTTCGATCAGCACGCCGACGATAAAACTTATGGATACGGCACAGAGTTGTGCATGACCCGGGAAGCGTTCGAGGCTGCCGCCCGCGCCCTGCTGGCCGAGGCCCAGCCCGTAAGCACGCCCGAGCGAATCGCATCCATCGCAGCTCAGGCGCTGGAATGCGCCCTTGCGTGGGAACCGGACGCCAGGTTGATAGGCAACGTTCGCGCTGAGGATATTGCCGACCTGTGCAGCGCCGTCATCGCCGGCTTACGCCCTGCGCCGGAGCCGGTCAGCGTGGCCGAGCGGCTGCCCACGGCGCAGGATTGCACCAAGGAAGGTGAGGTCTGGGTTGCAGTGCCCGGATTCAGCGGCTATGGCTGGGATCCTCACAGATACGTTCTGCGTCCATTGTCCGATTGGGACATGAATCGGCGTAGTCGCTGGCTGCCCCACTGGGCGCTGCCGGTGCCGCAGGAGCAGGCCGATGGCTGACCCCACGCACCCCGCCCAGCTGGCCGCCGACATCCGCACGGCAGTGGACTCCACCTGGATCCATCAGCCCGTGGTCGCCGCCCTGCTGGAGCTGGCCTCGATCATGGAGCGCCAGCGCATCATCTCCGCTGACGTGCGGGCCATCGCTAACGAACTGAGCCGCTATCCATGATCGCCTTCACCATCACCTCCGACCACGGCCGCATCGGGCCGCTGTGGTGGGTCAACTCAGTGCGCAACTGTGGTGGCCAGACTCGTCTATGGGGCACCTTCGGCTTCGGCCGCAGCGTTCGATTCATGCTTGAGGTTGACTGATGACTGACTCCGCTATTTCACGCGTCGCGCAAAAGGTGCTTGATGCTTACGGAGCTGAGTTGCTCAGGTCTGATAAGCCGCTCATTCAGTGCCACCCTCTAGCCGCCGCCCTCCGCGCTGCTGCGGATCAGGTGGTGCCGGTTGAGCTGCATCCTCAGATCTACGAAGACTGCTGCCAGTATTCCGACGTGCAAACCCGCGCTGGTATCCGCGCCGCACTCCTCGCCATCGCCGCCGAGCTGGAGGGGCAGCTGTGACCCCTGCCACCAAAGCGATCATGGCGGCATTCCGGGAGCGGCACGCCGAGACCCTGCGCCCTGGCCCGATGCACGACCACTGGCCAGAGGCCTGCATGGCTGCGGCATTGACGGCGCTGGCGGTGCGGATCAAGGGCGCCCCGGGAATTCGCCAGGACGTGCTCGACATAGTGAACGAGCTGGAGCGGATCGTGGGGCAGGCCGATGGCTGACCACCTCGTGATCGACGCCAGCCGCCACCCGTCGCAGATCCGCTGCCTGCATTGCGGGTTCGCTCAGGATCTGCAGCTGCCCATGGCGATCCGCGAGCTGGTGGCCCTGGAGCGGCGGATCAACGCCGAGCACAGGGGATGCAAGCCGCGGCGAATGGAGCAGCGGGCCGACAGCTGAGGCGTCTGTGGGAACTGTGTGGGAACGCCTGGCGCGCGGTAGGCTGTCCCCGGGATGTTCAAGCCCCGTAAGCCATTGGCCTGCGGGGCTTTTTCTTGGATGCGGGGGCAGGATTTGAACCTGCGACCTTCAGGTTATGAGCATGACGCTCCGGGCTACCGTGGGATCCCGCCGCATCACTGAGCCTTGATTTCCCTGGGACTGGACTACCGGCCGTTCCCGGTGTATCCCTCCGCTTCCCGGCGATCTGTGGGAACGGTGTGGGAATGTTACGAGTTGTTGCGAGCGCATGGCGGGGTCAGGCGGTGGGATCGATGATCGTTGCATCGGGGGCCACGGCTCCCATCACTCGCTGACCGCCATGACCATCCCCTCCGGTTATCCCACACCAGCACAGATCGAAGCGCTCACAGCCAGCTTCCTGCGGATTGGCCGCGCTGCTCATGAGGTAGCAGACAGCATTGTCGATGCCTTCGCTGCCGCTGCCCGCCAGCTGGAGTGGAAGCGCGCCGAGGCCCGTCGCGAGGCGCAGTGGCACCGCCAGCAGGAGAAGAACATCCTTCGCCAGCAGCTCGATCGCGACACCACCTACTTCGGCCGCAAGCGCCGCGCGCGCCGTGCCAGGGGGCGGCGGATCGATGGCAGGTGGAACCCTCCCTACTTCGGCGGCCGAATCTGGCTGGCCAGCGCAAGGTCGAGCTTCAGAAGCCATCCCCTGCCGAAGGTGATGATGCTCGACGAGGTCGACAGCTTCCCGACTGGAGATTTGACGGTCGAGCGGTGGGCCGGTGCTCAACGCCTTATGCGGTCCCATTGCGCAGATGCAGATCGCTTCCTGGATCCGTCGCTGGGCCAGCCGTGGGAGGGCACCGATGAAGCTGACCAAGACCGCCGTTGATCGCGCCATCCCCCGCCTCCGCCGGTACCGCCTCAACGACTCCCTAGTGCCCGGCCTCTGCCTGCTGGTGCTCCCCTCGGGCCAGCGCACCTACTACCTGCGCCACCGCGTCGACGGGGCGCAGCGCGAGCTGAAGCTGGGCACACCGGCGGAGCTCTCCCCCGACCAGGCGCGCGAGCTGGCCCGTGCCGCCCTCGCGCGCGTGCGCGCCGGAGGTGATCCGGCGGCGGAGCGCCGGGCCGCCAGGGAGGTCCCGACGATCGAGGCCCTCGCCGCCCGCCACCTGCAGGCCCACGCCAGCCGGAAGCGGAGCGGCCGGAACGACGAGATCCTCTGGCGGCGGCATCTGCTGCCGGCCTTCGCGCGCGTGCGCGTGGGCGCCCTCACCCGCGAGCAGGTGCGCGAGTGGCATGCCTGCCATCCACAGCCGGCGACCGCCAACCGGGCCCTGGAGGTGCTTGGGGTGGCGATGGGGCTGGCTGAGGAGTGGGGCTGGCGGCCGGCGGGCAGCAACCCGGCCCGGGGGGTGAAGGCGCACCCGGAGCGGCAGCGGCGGCGGTACGCCAGCCCGGACGAGCTGGCCCGGCTGCGTGCTGCGATGCAGCGATGGGAGGCGGCGGGCCCGCTGGCGATCCGCTGGCGGTTCGTCCAGCTGGTGCGCCTGCTGCTGCTCACCGGTGCCCGGCTGCGCGAGGTGATGAACGCCCAGTGGTCGGAGATCGACTGGAACCGAGGCGTGCTGCGGGTGCCAGCCGAGCGCGGCAAGACCGGGGCCAGCGAGGTGCGGCTGAGCGATCGGGCGGTGGCGGTGCTGCGTGGCATGGAGGCCGCGGCCGGCGGCAGCCGGTGGGTGGTGCCGGGCGAGACGGGCGACCGCCCGCTGGTGGGCTACCGGCGGATGTGGCTGGCGCTCCTCGAGGAGGCGGGGGTGGCTGACCTGCGGGTGCACGACCTGCGGCACACGTTCGCGTCCTACAGCCTGAGCGGCGGCCAGACGCTGGGCACGGTCGGGCAGCTGCTGGGGCACCGGAGCACGCAGACCACCAGCCGGTATGCCCACCTGGTGGATGACGCGGCGCGGGCGGCGGTGGAGCGGGTGAGCGACGACCTGGGGGTGTGACGGATTGTGACGACCTGCGGCACTCGACCGTCAGCGGTGCGCATGATGGCGGAGCCACGCACCCCCACCCATGGGCGTCATCGCCGACACGCTTCGCGCTTCCCTCCGGGAACTGGCCGAGGCCGACGCGCGGCTCTACCGCGGGCTCGCCACCGAGCTGGCCGCACCGGCTGCCCGGCCGGCGCTCCCCGCGGACGAGATCGCGGCCGCCATCGCGCTCCTTGAGGCGCACGGCTACACGGTCACCCCTCCGCGCGGGTGACCGCTCCACGCCCCCGCAAGGGGGCTCACATCACCACCACCACGCCATGACCAGTCCACGAGCCGCTGAGTTCCAGCGGCAGAAGGCCCGCGCCTCGATGAAGCGCTACCGCATGCGCAAGGCGGGCCTGCTGCCGCCGCTGCCCATCTGCCCCAGCTGCGGGGCGAAGTGCACCACCGATCGGTGGCTGCCGCTGTGCTCCATCTGCGCCCGGCGGCGTGGGCATGATCCCAGCCGCAACCAGCTGCGCGCGCGCAAGCACGAGCCCCGCCAGCGGCGCCTGGCCGCCGAGCAGATCCTGGCGGAGCTGCGCGCTGAGGCCAGAGCCGAGCAGTCTGTGAAGGATTGTGACAGCCCACCGGCTGCCGGCTGATCCGGTCGGTACGGTGAGCACATCGGCAGGCCGAGCGCGCCGCCGCCCCACCACATTGCATTTCCTCCGATGACCATCACCTCCGCCCTGGCCCTGCTGCTGGCCCTCCTGCTGCTTCCTCTCCTGGTCGTGCTCTGGCTCACCGAGTCACGCGAGCAGCGCGCCCGCCGGTGGCGCCGTGACGGCCTCACTCAGCAGGCCATCGCCGACCGCCTGGGCTGCAGCCGCACCACGGTCCGCCGCCTGCTGGCGGCCTGAGGCCCCACCCGCCCACTCGCACCCACGCCATGTACCCCAGCATCCCGACCATCGATCAGCTGCTCCGCAGCCACTGCACGGGCAGCGGCTTCTGCCAGTGGCCCGTCCAGGGCGGCGCCATCACGATCAGCCGCGACGAGCTGCGCCAGCACCTCGAAGAGGCCTACGACCCACACGACCCGAGCTGGCCGGTGTTCGTCGACATCCCCGAGGCTGATGCCTAGACTGATGACGGTTGGTTGCCTTGTCCCCCCGGGGTGCTGCTGCTCGGGGGGACTTTTCATGCGCGCGGCCAGAGCTCTCGCGGATCCTTGCCGGTCGCCATCATCCGGCTCAGCCGTTCAGCGCGGCCGCCGACCTGCTTCGCCCACTTCGAGTCGAGCATCATCGTGGCCGCCTGCTGGTACTGCCGGCTCTGCATGGCGCCCAGCGTGCGCCGGAACTCCAGCAGGCCGGCGATCCCCATGTTGAAGGCCATGTCGACCACGACCCGCTGACGCACCTCGTCCATCTCGCCCACCCAGGGCAGGGCCGCCAGCACCTGGCGCTCGATCGCGCCGATGTCGTTGGCCAGCAGCATCGCCGATTCCTCGGCGGTGATGCCACGGTCCTCCAGGTTGCGGCCGATGCCGATCGTCAGCTTGCCGGCGGTGCAGCGGTAGGGCTTGAGGCGCTCCCCCTCGTGGAGGCGGAGCTGCCTCACCATCGCGTCACGGTTCACCATCGATCAGCGCTTCGCCAGCGGGAACACGATGCCGGCGAGGATCTCCAGGGCACGGTAGGCCTGGCGGATCATCACGCCCGCGGCGCCGGCGGCCTCGTCGTCCTTCGGCGTCGGGGTCAGGTTCACGATCAGCACGGCGGTGGCGTGCGCCGAGAGGGCGATCTCGAACAGCTCGCGGCGGTGGTCGATCAGGTAGTTCAGCATGGTTCCTCCTTCAAGGTTGAGCAATGATGGCCCAGCCGGTGCCGGGCCCCTCGACCATCCAGCGACGGCCGAGGTTCTGGCGGCTGTATCTGAGGCGGGCGCCCCAGTTGTTCAGGTAGCGGCCGGCCACCAGGTCCAGGTCGCCGAACGGGTCGTGCACCGTGATGGCGTTGGGGTCGTAGCCGATGGCGGTGATCCAGTGGCCGCCGCCGGAGGGTGCCGACGCCGGGCCCTTGTGCAGGATGCCGATCGGCACCGGGATGCCCGCATCGATCTGCTCCTCGAGCTCGCTCCAGTCCGCGTCCTTCACCAGGCGCGCCGTGACGCCGAACGACTGCAAGGCCTTGAGCTGCGCGTCTGGGTCGGTGGTGTCGCCGTAGCGCAGCACGCGGCCCAGGTAGGCGTCGTCGGCATTGGGCCCCTGCAGGGTGCCCGGCCGGATCGTCTCCAGCAGCATGGCGCAGGCGGAGCTGAAGCACATGCGGAGCGCGTGCTCGGTCTCGCTGTCCCGCTGGCTGTAGTACGGCACCTGGAGGGGGTTCGTCAGCGTGCGCGGCTTCGCCTGCTTCCCGTCGGCCTGCCAGGTCTTGTAGTGCTCGGAGTCGCGCTTCTTCAGGCTGGCGGGCACCTTCTCCCAGAACTGCAGCACCGCCGCCCGCTGACGGGGGAGCCCCTTCCAGTGCTCGAAGAACGGGATCGGGTCGGTGATCAGGTTGTCGCTCATCGCGTGTGCTCGACGCGAGCTGGCCCGAACTCTAGGCGCGGCCCGGCCATCGTCACCAGCAGCGGCATCACGATCGAGACCACCACTGCGATGATCACGCCCTGGGCGATGCGCTTCTCCGCCTGGTTCAGCCGGCGGAATGCCTCGATGATGTCGGATCGGTTGTTTGCCATCGTCTCGTGGATGGCATCGAGCTTGCCCTCCAGGTGGCCGATGGCGCGCAGGATGTCGCCATGATTCACGTCCTCGGGCATGCGTCTACGATCCCCCTTCGCCAGGCTACTTCAGCCGCCAATACTCAGGCGTGCGGCCGTAGGTGCTGGTGTAGCTGCCTTCGCCAGCTGCCCAGCTGAAACTGGCCCGGCTGCTGCTGTTGCTGATGATCGTCCGCCCGTCGTTGCCCACCACGCCGATGTGCGGATAGGGCGGGTTGCCGTTGTCGCGCATGATCGCGATGGCGCCCGGCTCCGGTCCGCTGAGCAACGTGCCGGCGCCAGCCGCCAGCGAGGCCCGTGCCGTCGGAACGTAGGTGCTGCCGCCCCATGGTGGCGTCACCCCCGCGCGTCGCAGCACACGGTTCACGGCCCAGAGGCAGGCGTTGTTCCCGCCCGATGGCCCCCCGCTGGTGTTCATGCCCCGGGCCGACTCCGCAGCGCCGGCGATCACCTGCGCCTTCTCGCTCGGCGGCAGGCCGTTGTTCCGCCCGCGCGGCCCGTCCGATCCCGACGCCCAGTCGTTGTTCTCGTCGCCCAGGGTGCCGGCCTCCACGCGGGTGCGGAACCCGGAGCCGTCGACGGTGTGCGTCACCCGGCGGATGTTCCATGACCCGTCGACCTCAGGCCGGAACCCGGACAGGGTGATGGTGCCCTCGGCGTTCAGATCCGGCCGGCCGGCCATCTCCAGGTCGATGCTCACCTCGCCCGAGCGGAGGGACTGCAGGCGGCTGGAGGCGGCCGCCTCGGCATCGGCCTGGGTGCGGAACACCTGCCGCTCCTCGTAGGCCGGCGCGGGGCCCGCCTGGCCCTGCGTCACGACCTTCTCGGTGTTGGTGGTGCGATCGATCCAGCGCGCCTTCACCTGGCCGTAGGCGCCGCGGTTCTTCAGGCGCGCGCTCCACCTGCTGCACTCGTTCTCCGCCACGGTGAACGAGCCGCCGATCGCCATCGAGGCCGGCTGCGCTGCAGCGGTGCCGGCGCCAGCCTGCGCCGCCTTCAGGTAGCCCTTGTAGGCGCCGGAGGTGTAGGTGCTCCAAGCGCCGAAGCCCTGCTGCTGCCAGATCGCGCGGGCCGCCCTGGCGTTGGTCGCCGGATCGAACAGTGCCTCGTTGCTGCTGATGCCCAGCTGCGCCCGCCGGGCCGGGCCCATGCTGCCGAGCATGTTGATCTGCCAGAGGCCGTAGCTGTTGTCAGGCGGTCTGGGGTTGTGGGCCCTCGCATTGCCGCTGCTCTCCGCCATGGCGATGGCGCCCATGGTGATCGCGTCCTGCCCGCTGAAGCCGGCCTGTCGCGCCAGGCCCACGGCCTGCGCTGCGCTCACCCGGCCCGCACCAGTCGGCGCCGGGCTAGCGACGCCACTGCCCCTGGGCGCCAGCACCAGCGCGCCGTCGGCCGGCTTCGCGGTCACCTTGTATCGCTCCGCCAAGCGGGTGAGGAACGCCTGGTCGCTCTCGTTCGTCTGGTCCTCGTGCTTGATCTGCGCTGCGCCAGCGTTCTGGATCTCGACCAGCCGCAGGCCGTTCGTGGTGGCGATCTGCTGCGCCACCTCCCGCAGGGTGGTGTCGTGCCAGCTCTTGGTGCGCAGCTCCCGCAGCAGCTCCGGCGCGGTGTTGGCGGCCGTGGCCTTGATCGTCATCACCCGCGGCCCGCCGGTCACCTCCACCTCGTCGACGGCGTAGGCGCCGACGTAGACCGGCCGGTCGTAGCCCAGGTAGAGCCGCAGCCAGGTTCCGCTGGCCGGCACCTGCAGCAGGCGGTCGCGATCGTCCAGCCGGATCTCCAGCGCGTCCGACTTCTGGCCGGCCTCGTCCGTGACGGTGAGGCGGTCGAGCCGGTCGCTGATCTGCGCCGTGATGTCGGCGCCATCGGCTTCGATGCGGAAGGCGGGTGTGCTCATCAGCCGTCCCAGATCCGCAGCGTCTCGGTGGACTCTGGCGCAGGGAGATCAGGCAGCAGGAGCTCCAGGCCCGCCGGCAGGATCGGCGCGATGTCCGCCAGGCCGGGGTTGATCTGCAACACCGCCTCGACGGTCTGCTGCGTGCGGCCGTAGAACCGCCAGCAGATGTCGTCCACCATGTCGAACTGCCGGGTGACGTAGAGCTGGCTCATGGGCGGATCACCTGACGCACGGCCTCAGTGATGCGAGGGTCGACATCCAGCATGGTCCCGATTGTCGAAGCATCGCGCACCAGGTTGGCCAGCGCGGCGCCGCCCTGGGCCCCACCGCCGAGCGTCTGGAGCATGGCGGTGGTGGCGGGCCGCAGTGCATCGAGCGCGACCGCGATGGTGGGCGCTGCGCGGCCTTGGAGCATCTGCTGGCCCAGCTGCGCGGCATTGATGCCCAGCTGCGCCCAGACGCTCTGCTGCGCGCCAGAGAGGTTGCTGAGGCCGAACGCATTCAGCGCGGCGCCCACGTAGTCCCGGTTGGCGATCGAGGCGGTGATGGCCCCGATCTGGCCGAGCTGCAGGCCCGCGCCTCGCGCTGCATTGCCGGCGGTGCTGGTCGCCCAGTCGAGCGCCTTGAACGCCGAGCCTGCGCCGGTCTGCGCGGTGACGCCGTTCAGCGCCTGCTGCACCGTGCTGACTGCCGAGGGGTTGCTGGTCGCGCTGGTGCTGCTCGGGCTGGCGGCCTGCCCGGGGCGATCCTCGCCGTAGCGAACCAGGCTGAGGGTGAACCCGACCTTGCGGGCGCCGCCGCCGGGTGCGAACACCGCCTGCCCCTCGCGCACGCGCGTGAGGGCCCAGCGGCCGTAGACCTTGCCCAGGCCATCCGACAGCATCTGCGGCTGGCCCGTTGCCGCCAGCGTGCGCAGCGTCTCCAGCGTGGACTGGCGGCCCGTCAGGCCGGGGTAGAGAGTGCCCTCCAGGGTGATCTCCTGGCGGCCGGGGCCGATGAACTGCGCCGCCGGCTCGCGGCTGATCCGATCGATCAGCTCCCAGCGGTACTCCGCATCCCGGTCGAGGGTCTGCGGCGCACCGTTCGGGAGGTCGAACTGGAACGAGCCGAGCTGGAACAGGGGACGAGCGGCCATGGTGATCAGTCGCTGAGCAGGGTGCGATGCGCGGCCTCGAGCTCGCGCTGGATGTCGGCAAAGGCCAGGCGAACCTGATCGCGGATGCCTTGCGCATCACCGCCGGCAGCGTGGATCGTGACCGGCGCATGCACCGTGATCGATCGTGCAGCCGCTGAGGGAGCGGGGGCAGCCGGCGCCTGGGGGGCGATCACAGCAGCAGGCGCAGGCGCCGCCATGAGGGACGCCAGCGCGGCTGCAGTGACGGGCCGGGCGATCTTGGGGATGATCGCCCCATCCATGCCGGGCACGAACAGCTCCCGCCGCCGCTCGCCCACCACGTAGGGGTTGCCTGCGCGGACGGTGCCGCCATTGGCGCGGCCCGGTGGGGTGACCGGCAGCGATGGCGCCGCGGGTGCGGGCGCCGAGTCTCCACCGCCGACGATGCCACGGATCCGGGCCCATGCCCCGCTCACCCAGCCGAACAGGCCTGCGGCCTTGGCCTTCAGCCCGTCGATGATGCCGGTGATGATCCGCTGCCCGATGTTGCCCTCCTGGAACATGCGGATGATCGCGGCCGGGATGGGGAACATCACGCTCAGCACCTTGGGCGCCCAGGCGCGGATCACGCCGAGCGCCTGGTTGAACATGCCGCCGATCCACTCGGTGAACCTGCCCCACTTCTCGACGATGCCCTGCCATGCACGGCCGGCGGCTTCCTTCACCTTGTCCCAGTGCTTCACCAGCAGGAAGATGCCAACGCCGATGCCGGCGATCAGCGCGATCCACGGCAGCAGGGGCAGCATGGCGGCGCCGAACGCAGTGCCGAGGGTGCCGATCGCAGGTAGCCAGCCGGCGATGAGCCCGCCCACGTTCATCGCCACCACTGCAGCCTTCGCCGCGATGAAGGCGGTCTTCAGGGTGCCGATCGCGGTGATCACCCCAGCGATCACCGGCAGGGCGATCACCAGCCCAGCCAGTGCACCACCGACCAGGACGATGCCGGTGACGAGGCCCTGGTTCTGCTGAGCGAACTCGGCGAAGCGGACGAGCACCGGGCCGATGGCCTTCATGATGGCGTTCAGGCTCGGCAGGATCGCGGTCCCGATGCTGATGCCGAGGGCGTTCACGCCGTTGCGGAAGATGGTCGCCTGCGCTGAGGCGGTGCCCATCTGGTTGGCGAACTCCTTCTGCATCGAGCCGGCAAACGCCGACTTCTCCCGCACCAGGTCGAACGCCTGGTCGACCAGCTTCAGGTTGGTCAGCAGCGGCATGATCGCCGACTTGCTCTCCTCGCCGAACAGGGCGCCAGCGATGCTGACCTGCTGCTCCTTCGGCAGCTTGGTCATGCGCTCGAGGACGCTCTTGATCGTCGCCTCCGGCGCGGTCTGCATCCCCTTGGCCAGCTCCTCGGAAATCTCGATCGCGGCCTTCTTCGCCTCCTTCTTCGCGGCGCCCTTCCCGCGCTTCAGCGTGTCCGCCATGTCCTCCCCGCTGAACAGGGTGGCGAGCGCAAAGGTCTGGTTCTGCGTGGCCTGGCTGCCCTTGGTGAGGGCGTTCAGGAAGTTCTTCAGGCCGGTGGCGGCCACCTCCGCCGGCGTGCCGCTGGCCAGGAACGCGGCGCCCATCCCCGCCACCTGCTCGGAGGTGAGGCCGGCGGCCTTGCCGATGGCGCCGATCCGGCGCGTCACCTCGGTCAGGTCGGCGGCGTTCACCGTGCCTTGGAACTTGTCCGAGAGGTAGTTGATGGCGTCGCCCAGGCTCTCGACCTGCGGCTGCGTGAGGCCCATTGAGGCCCGCAGCGCCACCATTGCGTCGCCGGCCTGCTCTGCCGTCATCTGGAACGCCACGCCCATTCGCGCTGCCGCGCGCGTGAACGGGATGATCTCGTCCTCGGCGTAGCCAGCGAAGCCGGCGGATGCTGCGATCTGGCTCAGCTGCGCCGCGGTGTACGGCAGCTCGGTGGACAGCTTGATCAGCTGGTTGCTGAACCGCTTCAGGCCTTGCTCGCCCTCCTTGAAGTCGATGGCCTTCTTCACGTCGGCCATGCTCTTGTCGAACTCCATCGCGGCCTTCACCGACAGGCCGATGGCGCCAGCGAATGCCGTTGCCCCGATCGTTGCCTGCTGCCAGAGGGCCGAGTCGAAGACGTTCTTGAAGCTCTTGCGGCTGGCGGTCGCCGCGTCGTTCATCGTCCGCGAGACGTTGCGGCCGAACGTCGACACCTGCATCTGCGCGCTGCGCACCGATGCAGCGAGAGAAGCGGCAACCTTGCCGCCGATCTCGACTGTGACCTTGCTGATGCCGCCCTGGATCATGGCTTCGTCTGGTTCAGTTCATTCTGGAACTCGATTGCCTCGGTCACCCATGACCAGAACTCGTCGAGGTCGAGCTCCAGGATGTCAGCCAGGCCCCAGGTCGTCGCCTTGGACAGCGCGATGACCGCGCGCCTCAGCTCCGACTCTGAGGCCTGGCCCCCTTGAAAGCCGCGTATTGCGACTCCAGCTTGCCGAGGTCTGAAGCGTCCAGCTCCAGCAGGTCGTCGATCGTCACCTCACACAGCGAGGCGAGCAGGAAGAGGGTCTTGTCTGCATCGTCGCCGCTGTGCTTCGTGAACGCCACCTCGTCCCGCACCTTCGGCCGGCGCATGGTGAGGTGCTGCACCTCCACGCCGGAGATCGTGACGGGAAACTCCAGGTTGACCTTGACGACTGGACGCTTGTCGATTGCCATCTATCAGACCCCGATCGCGGAACGGATGGTGGCGAGCTGGTCCACGCCGTCGATGCGGCGCACCATGTTGATCTTGTCGATCTCGACCAGCTCACGGCCGCCGATGGTCAGCTTGAAGTAGCGCAGACCCACGGTGAAGGTGGGGCTGGTCATGTCGCCAGCCTTCCAGTCGCCGGGCTCCAGCTGCTTCACGCCGCCGGTCATGTTCACCACCACCGCAACGGCATCCTCCCCATCGCGGCGCATGGCGCCACGGGCGGTGAGCTGCTTGTCGGCGGCGGCCAGGCCGTAGAGGGCCACCATGTCCGGGTTGTATTCGTAGAGGCTGAACGAGGCCTCCAGCTTCTCCATGCCCATGTCGTGCTCGACGGGGGCATCCATGCCGCCGGCGCGCACCTCCTCCATGGCCACCGTGAGGGTGGGCAGGGTGAGGGTGTCGATAGTGCCGGCGAGGCCGCGGCCGTCGACGAACAGGCTGAAGTTCTTCAGGATGCGGGGGATCTGGGCCATGGGTCAGTCCGGTGGGTGTGCAGTGGACGGGATCAGCGGAACAGGTCGACCACGTAGGTGTTGACCAGGTGGCTGCGGAACGTGACCCGCTCGGCGGGATAGGGAGGCGTGAACTCGAAGTCGAACGTGACGTTGCCGTTGGCGATGTCCGTCGGGGTGTTGAGCTCGGGATCCACCCACACGTCGCCACCGAGGATGGCGCCGCGGGCCTTGAGGCTGCGGAGGTAGCCCCGCACCGACTCCATCACCTCCTCGAGGTAGGTGGCGGTGATGCAGCGATCGACGGCCCAGAGGTGGCCGCGCAGGATCGACTCGTTGATCATGTCGGCGGTGCGCCGCACGCTGAGGAAGGCGTACTTCGGATCGCTGCTCAGGGTGCGGTTGCCCCACAGCCTGAAGCCGTCCTCGCGGATGATGGTCGCCACCTTCCGCTCGTTCAGCAGGTTGGCCCGGGAGGTGGTGTCGCCCAGGGTAAAGTCGATCGCGCGCGCGGTGCCGGTGATGCCGGCGATCTCGTTGTTCGAGGGGCTCCACCAGAACCCGCGCTCGTTGTCGACCCGGTTGATCAGGCCAGCCACTGCAGGCGAGGCCGGAATCGAGGTGGTGTTGGACAGCACCCAGGGATCGATCAGGTAGACGCGATCGGAGCCGAAGTCATCGGCCACCTGGATGGCCGCGGCGTCGGTGGTGTTGGGGCCGTCGGCGATCACCACCGCGCGCATGCGCTGCGCGATGCCCAGCAGCTCCGCCACGACCCGGTTCCGCACGGTGCCGCGGTTCGCGGTGCCGGCCACAGCCTGCACGCCGCCGCTCGGCGGTGCGCCGATCGTCACGGTCGGGTTACTGGTGTAACCCTGGCCAGGGTTGGTGATCTGGATCGAGACCACCTTGCCGGCGTTGGCGCCGGTGCCCAGCACCGCCACGGCGGTGGCCTGGATGCCGCCGGCTGCAGGGGCTGCGATGGTCACGGCCGGGGCGGTGGTGTAGCCGCTGCCCTGGGTGGTGACCGGGATGCTCAGGATGCCATTCGCGTGGCGCTGGTGCGTGAAGCCCGGAGCGATCAGCACCTTGGGAGCGAAGCCCACGGCGTTCTCGGCAGCGAGGAACGCCTGGACGCCTTCATAGGCGCCGGTGCTGACGTTCACCCCGCCGACCACGTTGGTCATCGTGGCCTCGTCATCGGCGCCGGCCGCGATGCGGATGATGACCACCACGGCGCCGGCCTGGTCGTAGATCAGATCGAGCGCCGACGGCAGGGTGCCGCCACTGCCGAGGCTCGCCCACTCGCTGCGAGTGGTGACGAGCACGGGGGTGTTGAGCGGGAACGCGCCGGCGTCCGCATCGGGCGCCGTGCCGACAATGCCGACCACCGAGGATCGGATGGTCTGGATCGGGCGGGCTCCAGTGTCGATCTGGAGCACCTCCACGCCGTGGAGAAAGCTGGTGGTCATGGGTGAGGGTCCTCCCTGCAGGGTGATTCTACGAGCAGCGGCCTAGAGCTCTGCATCGAGCCAGGCGCGGTAGCCGGTGACGTAGGCCGAGTTGCTGCCCGCCGTCGCTTGCAGGATGCAGGATCCTCCGTTAGGCGTCAGCCTGCCGATGAAGTTCTGGGAGTTGTTGAAGTTCGCCTGCGTTGTGTACGGATCGGCGACCAGAACGCTGGCAGTGGGTGTTTTGCGCATCGCCTGCCAGAACAGTGACGTTTCCAGGTATTGGCCGGCGAACGAGGCGTAGAAGTGCATGTTGAACGGCACCCACTGACCGAAGGGCAGGCACAGCTGCCGCTCAAAGTCTCGCGGCCTGCTCTCGAATGGCGTTGCGATCGGGCCCACCTCCAGCTGCACGTTCGCGAGGTCCACCTGGTAGACCGCGTTGGATGGCAGCACGAAGTCGAGGCCCAGCCAGTCATCCTCGTTAGTGCCGAGGGTGGCGCCCGACGCGATGGCGGGCAGCGTCAAGGTGAACGTGAAGAGGGTCCACTGGGTGTCGAGCCCGATGTTGGTGGCGACTGAGGTAAAGACCGCGCTCGACGGGCTGCCGCCGGTGCCGAAATACTGCAGCAGCTGGATGGCGGGCAGCGACAGCAGGCCACCAGCTCGGGCCAGGAAAGAGAGCGTGACCTGACGACCTGCCAGGGTCGTCACGCGGGGGATCTTCTGCAGCAGCGACGTGAACGTGCCGCCGCTGCCGGCGGTGGTCTGCTGATACCGCAGGAACCATTGCTGCCCGGAGGTGATTGGCTGGCCAGCCAGCGCCAGCGGCGGCTGCCACAGCTCACCGACCGGGTTGTGAACCTGGCGCGAGACCGTGCGCGCGGCGCCGGTGCCGTCGTAGCTGAGCACCCACCGATCCGCCAGGTAGGTCGGGTTGCTGGGATTGGTGAACGACGTGCCTCGCTGCCACACGCTGAACGATCCATTAATCAGCACGTTGCGCAGGCCGCCCAGCGCGCCGCCGTTCAGGTTCGGCAGCCGAGGCGTTCCGGTGAACACCGGGCTGGCCAGCGGGGCGTAGGTCGAGGCCGCGGTGGACGCCTTGAGGTAGGCCTGGGCGATCACCCAGGCCGTGGTCGCCAGCTGCGTGGTGTTGGTGTCGGGCGCAGCGGTCGGGGCCGTGGGTGTGCCGGTGAGCGAGGGGCTTGCGAGTGGAGCCTTGAGCGCCAGGGCGTTGATGACCGTCGCGCTGAAGTTGGGGTCGTTCCCCATCGCAGCCGCGAGCTCGTTCAGCGTGTCGAGCGCGCCGGGTGCGCTGTTGATCAGGTTGGCCAGCAGCTGATCGACCTCGGCCCTGGTGTAGCGCGCGAAGATGTCGGCATCGATCGCCTGCAGCGCAGCGCGCAGCCGCACCACGTCCTCGCTCAGCAGGTTCGCTGCGTTCGGCAGCTGGTAGCTGCGGTTCGCTGTGCGGTCGTCGATCGGCATGTCAGATCACCACGAGGCGGAGCTGGCGCAGCTGCGGCCGCGCAGCGGCAGAGCCGGACAGGGTGAGTCTCGCGCGAGTGGTCGTGCCGCCGGCAGCGAAGTTGGCCACGGTGTAGACCTGCTCCACCCAGCCATCGCCCACTGCGGAGCTGCTGGTCAGGCTGACGGTCTGCCAGGTGTTGTCCGCCTTCTGGAACTCGACCGTGACGCTGGAGCCACCGGGCAGCAAGGCCTCGAAGGTGCAGGACACGCGCGCGCCCGCGGCGCACGGGATCGCCCGGGTCACATAGTCGGCGGTCTCCTGGATGTCCCCGTAGAGGGCCTGTGTGCCGGCGAACAGGGTCGGGCTTTGGGTCGCGGTGCCGCGCAGGATCGCCGACAGGGTGAGCGGGACGTTGATCGCCTCCGCCAGCGCGATGCGGGCGTTCTCTGCCCCGCGGATCTCGCTGCCATCCGGCCGGGTGAAGATGAACTCCACGTCGGTGGCGGCGCCGACGCGCTCCACACCGGCCAGCGCCACGAGGTCGGTGACGTTGGGGATGTTCAGCAGGATCGTGCCCGTCGCCGGTGATGCAGGATGCGGCCCACCGAAGGCGCCGATCGGGATGCGGAACACGGTGGGCGAGACCACCGTGGCGACAGTGAAGGTGCCGTTCAGCTCAGCAGGCGTGGCGCCGGAGATCACTGCATTGCCGCCCACCGCCAGGCCGTGAGGCTGATCGGTGGTCGCCTGCCAGACGTTGTCGCTCTGCCGCACCAGCTGGGTGATCACCGCCGCCCGGATCGTTCCCAGGTTCACGGTGCGGGTGGTGGCGGTGAACGCCGCGCCGTACATGCGGAACGCCAGGTCGGCCTCCTGCACCGGCGTCCAGCTCGATGCGTTGCTGCTCTTCAGCAGCGTGCCGATCGTGTACGGCTGGGAGGTGACGAACTGGTTCGCGGTGGCGTCGAACTTCCCGAGCTCCGCCAGGCCCACCGCGTGGGTGGCGTCATCGGTCAGCAGCACCATGGCGTATTCGACCCCGGCCTCCAGGTAGACCGGCCGGGTCAGGGTCACCTTGTTCCAGCCGCCGGTGGTGATCGCGCTTCCCTGCAGCACGCCTTCGGCCAGGGTCACAGCGTTGGGGAGGCCCAGCTCCGTCTCGCGGATCTCCAGGATCACCTTGTTCGAGCTGCTGCCCTTGGCGGTGAACCAGAAGTCGATCGCCGTGAGGTGCCTGCCCTGGTCCAGCCGGAAGGTCTGCGCCAGCGGATCCCAGAAGCGGGTCTCGATGGTGGTCAGCTGCCGCTGGGCGCGGGTGAGGATCGTGCCCTCCCCGATGAACCGGGCGGCGCCGAAGCTGCCCTGGCTACCGGTGAAGGCAACCCGTTTCGAGCCGACCGGGACGTTGGCCGGAATCGTGATCGTGCCAGTGATCTGGCCTGCAGAGTTGGCGGTGAGGGGCATGGATCAGGCCGGGGTGACGTTGATGCCGTCGAACAGCACCTGAGAGAGGGTCTCGCCAGGGTCGAACCCGTCGACGGTGAACGAGATCGTGATCTGCCGGAGGAACTGCGCCGGCCGCTGGCTTTCGCTCAGCAGCTCCGTGCGGGTGGTGCTGCTCACTCCAGCGATGGAGAAGGACCGCGCGGAGCCCAGCCGGGTCAGCACCTGCTGTGTCGCGGGCGATGTCCAGATGGTCTGCACGTCCGTGAACCGGTCGACCGACGGATTCAGGGTGACGGCAGCCGGGATCGGATCGAACGCCTGGTAGGGGTTGATCGGGCTGCTGCCGGTGCGGCGCGTCTGCTCCAGGATGACCTGCTCAGTGAACTGCAGCATCCAGCTCTGGCCGTTGTTGGTCGGCGCCTGGAAGGTGCGCGGTGCGATCGGCAGCTGCAGCACGCCGTCTGCGATGGCGGCGGTCTGGGTGATGCCCTGGTCGCGAAGGTCATCGTCGATGAACGGGTCGACGAAGACGCCGCGCTTGCTGCTCGGCTCCCGGCTGCTCACGTCGCTCTTCAGCCGCTCAACCGCCACCAGGTCGAACAGGTCGATGATCAGCGACCGCATGCGCTCCAGCTGGTCGAACGGGATCGCGCGGATGCCGTCATTGCTGACCACTGGGGTGAGCCCCCACCGCTGCTCGATCGTGGCCAGGCTGAGCAGGTTGCTGGGCACCGCAGGCGGCAGGGCCACGAAGCGGCTGCTGACGCCCTTCACTCGCTGGAAACCGCCGTCGCGGTCCATGCACAGCCGATCGAATCGTGGCAGCTTCCACCGGTAGTCGGTGAGCACGATCGAGCCATTCACGGCGCCGGTCACCGTGAAGCTGCCGGCCTGGAGGTTCACGGCCGATGGCGTGACGGGGCCCAGGTAGCGGTAGGTGATCGAGTAGGTGGAGCCGGACGCAGGCTCTGCGCCGGCCGGGCTCCAGTCCACCTTGTCGCCGTTCAGGAAGTAGTCGGTCGTGGCGGTGTAGGTGGTGCCGCCCTGGGTGATGCTCTGGATCGAGAGCACCGACACGTCGGGCAGCGTGTCCTGGCCGCCGCTGGTGCCGTGGGTGATCGTGACGGTCTTCTCCCGCTGGATCACCACCTCCAGGATGGACTCCACCGGGAACCGGTTGAGCTGGATGGTGGCGCTGCCACCGGTGGCGCCGGTGAAGGTGTCGGGCTCCGAGTCGACCGTCTCCAGGTCGGGATCCTCGGCGTAGGTGAGGCGCGTGGCGGCCGGCTTGTCCACCTTGTAGCCGTAGACGTTGCCGACGCCATCGCGCACGGTGAAGGCGTTCACGCCAGCGGCCAGGCCGAGCGCCGTGACGCTCAGGCCCGAGACGATGTAGCCGCCGTTGCTCTCCCGGTCGTAGCGCGCCAGCGCCTCGCTGAACGCATCACCGGCACCGGCGCCGCTCTGGTTCAGCAAGGCGCCATCGATCACCACCCAGACGGGGTAGAACTCGCCAGTGCTGCCATCGCCCTCGCGGCCCCAGGTGGGGGTGACGCGCAGTCGGCCGGCGCCGGGCTCGTTGTAGTTGCGGGTGCCGGTTGCCGGGTCTCGCAGCGCTGCGTTCTGAACCTCCGTGATCTCTTCCAGCAGGAGGTAGACGCCGACGCGCACCAGGCCAGTGGTCGGGATCGTGAACGAGCGCGCGGGCACGTCGCGCACGGCCCCGCGCAGGTAGATCAGGGACTGCGGGCAGGTGATGGCGCCGGTGATCTGATCGATCCCTGGCGGGGTGCCGCTGATCACCGAGCCGTCGCGCCAGATCGAGTCACCGATCCGCTTCAAGCGGTCGATCACCGTGCTCTGGACCTCGTTCAGCTCCGCGGACTGCAGGCCCTTGCCAGCGCGGAACAGGAGCTCGTCGTAGCGATCCGACGGCGTGAAGCGGTTGTAGTAGCCAGGCAGCGTCATCAGAACAGCACCACGTACTCGAACAGCTGACGGGTGGTCACCTCGCGCACGATAGGCGGGCGCCGCTCCAGGACCAGCATGGTGCCCTGCTGGGCGACCTGTGCTGGGGTGAGGTAGAACTGACCGCTCGGCACACCGGCGGCGGCCACCGTGTCGAGGAAGATTCCCAGCTCGCGGATCGTGCTGCCGACGCCTTCCTCAAACTCGAAGTGGAACTTGAAGTAGAGAGCCCGGGTCGGCGAGGCTGAGATGCTGAAGCGCCCCTCGGGCACGCTGATCGCGCCAGCTGGATCGGCGACACAGAACTCCACCTGAGTGGCCTTGCGTCGCGCAACCTCTGCCACCAACGCCGAGGCGTCGCCGGGCGGCGAGGGCGGGTTGCTGCCCCATGCTGGGTCTCCAGACCCCCACGCCAGGTGATGAGCGGTGCGAGCCTTGATCGCCGTGGCGATGCCGATGCGGCCGCTCGTGGTCAATACTGCAGCCATGTGCGCCAGGCTCCTGGGTCGAGTATAGGCCGAGGGGAGGGATCAGATGAACGCTGCGGACGGGTGCTAGGAGGTCAGGTGTTCGGATACGGGCCGGTGGGAACCACAAGCGGCAGAGCGTGCCCAACGGTGTAGACGAGATCATCAATCCGCCCACCGAAACCATAGGTAGACCCGGTGGTGTAGTTGCCGATGATGGTCTTGCGGCCCGAGAATCCAGGGTTGTAGTTGTAGTTGAAAGTGTCGGCGACTGTCGTGGCCGATGGCACTCCATCCACTGCCATTTTGATCACGCCGTTCTCGCGCACCAGTTGGACATGGTGCCAGGCGTTGAACGTGATCGGCGAAGAGTAGGTCAATCCGGCTGCGAAGTTGACCCATTGCAGGTCGAACGTTGTCGCGTTCACGTACTGCCCAAACAGCCTGCCGGCCATCCCCGGGCTGCCGGATGGGAGCTGGATGATCGTTTCGACGATGCCCAGCGATCCCGGCACGTAGATCCAGGCCGCGATCGTAAAGTCCCCAGTTCCCGGCGCCAGCAGCGGATGATCGAACGCAATCGCATGGCCGGTGTAACCGAACTCCGCCGGTGGCCAGCTGAAGCGCGCGGATCCCGTCCCCCACTTCACGAAGTCATCGACGATCCGCGCCGCTCCGTAGACCTCTGCGGTCAGCGTGTTCGTCTGCGCATCGTTCACGAACAGCGTTGAGCCGTTGGCGCCGTCCATGTGCAGGACCAGCGCGGCGGGGGGCGTGCTCGTTTCCGTTCCCATGCCGCTGAACACCAGCACGTTGGGCGTGGGCCATGACTGATCGAGCCAGTCGAACCATTCCCACGTCTGCCCCTCGTACACAGCGCTCAGGCCAATGGTCTCGGTGAGCAGTCCCGGCAGGTTGAGCAGATGCCATTCCTCATCCAGCAGGGAATGATCCAGGCGGAACACGTCGTCCGCGATGACCAGCGCCCCAGCGCATGCGGTGTGCGCTTGCGACACGGTGGCGCTGCCATCCACCAGGGCGGAGAGCGCCTGGCCGTAACTGATCTGCGGCCAGTCCGGCCGCGGCCGCACGCCGCTGTGATCCGACAGCATGCCGCCATCCGACAGCAGGCTGTCGTCCAGCACGAACCGGCGGAAGTCGTAGACCGCGTAGATGCGCTGCAGCCGGGAGCGTACCGGCGCGCTGATCCGCGCCACGCCCACGATGTCGTTGATGATCGCCTCGCCCTGCGTCGCAGCAGGCAGGCCGATCTGAAACTCGGACCAGCGGTAGCTGCCGCCCTCGCTTTCGTCGATCGTGCCCTGCAGGCCAATCCAGCCCAGGGCAATCGCGATCGACTCCGGCGTCCCACGGATGCGCTGCCACAGCACGCCCTCGGCCACGGCCCGCCGCTGATCGTTGCCGAGGTACGGCAGGATCTCGCCCAGGCCGTACTCGTAGATCAGCCACGGCACCACGCTGTCGGGGATGTCGACGCGCTTCGCGGTGCGGATGACCGGGACCGGGCCGCCGGCCCGTTGCAGGCTGGAGACCGTGCGGGAAACGTCGCGCTCGAACTGCGTGGAGTTGGGCGGCAGCAGGTCGAACCGGCTCATCGATCACGCCCTGCCATGGTGAGCGTGATCGCTCCCAGCGCCGGGGCCTGACTGGGCCCGCACACCACGTCGGCCGCCGGTGCGCTCAGGACCACGCGCTGCACGCCGGCCGGGTGCAGCTGGGCGATCAGCCACGATCGCGTCACGTCCCAGCCCAGACCCGACGCTGCGGTGAACGCCGCGGCCAGGGTGGCCTGGAGGTTGTTGAACACCTCGATCGGGGTGTCAGGGTAGAGGTAGACCTGGGCCGTCACGGGCACCGTGATGATCGTGGCTCCGGCCACCGTCACCGTGTCCGTGATGACCCGCACCGCGTCATCCTGCAGCGTGTCGTCCACCAGGCTGAGCAGCTGGCTGGTGGGCGTGCCGTTGCCCTGGGTCGAGAGGATGCTGACCAGCACCTCGCCCGGGGCGGGGCTGGAGACGGCGGCATCACGCACCAGCTCGCTGGCGCTCAGCGCCTGGTAGCGGTACCAGGCGGCGCCGCCGGCGGTGCTGCTGCCCATGATCCGCTCGATCACCCGCAGCCGCAGCGCCTCATCCCCCTCATCGGTCAGCCGCGTCACGCCGTAGAACGCCGCCAGGTTGTCCAGGTCCCCGGCCATGGCGTAGCGCAGCAGGGTGGCCTGCAAGGCGTCGTTGATTCGCTGCCGCAAGATCAGCTCGCGCGCGGCCATTACTTCCAGCAGCTTCACGCCGGGATCCGACTCGAGGATCTCCGTGTAGCTGGGGTCGCGCGCCTGCAGGTCTGCGAGCAGGTCCGCCAGGATCGTTTCGTAGTCCAGCGGCTCGATGATCTCGGGCGCCGGGATGGAGCTGAAGTCGATGGTCGCCATCAGATCACCAGCCCCTCCAGGGTGACGCGCTCGCCGTTGAGCAGGTAGTACCCGACCAGGCTAAGGGTGATCTGCCCCTCGGCCGTGACGGAATCGATGTTGACCTGCTCCAGGCGCAGGCGCGGCTCCCAGCGATCGAGCGCCTCGGCGGTGGCCGCCACCAGATCCGCCACGAGGGACTGGTTCACCGGCCGGTCGACGAGCCGCGGCAGCCGGGAGCCGTAGTCCCGCCGGTGCACGCGGGTGCCGACGGGCGTGGACAGGATGTCCTCGATCGACTGCCGCAGGTGATCGAAGCCGGCCAGGGCTTCCCCGGTGCGGCGGTTCATGCCGGCCATCAGTTCACCTCCACGTCAGGGCTGCCGCCGAGCAGCGTGGCGCCGCAGGCGGTGGTGTCACCCACTCTGGCGACCCGGCGGCCGTTGGCGTAGGTGTCGGGGCTGCCGGAGGCGATCGGGTTGGGCCCGTGCTCCAGGCAGTCGTAGGTGTCGCCGATGCGAGCCACCCCGATGCCGTTGGCCTTCACGTCACCGCTCGCGGTCACCACCGTGCCGCCGTGGGAGCCAGGATCGCCGAGGCGGATGACGTGTGGCATGGAGCTCAGGGGTTCAGGTGGATGGGGCCGCCCTGGATCGTGGTCGACTCGGCCGTTACCGACACCGTGTCAGCCTCCAGAGTGACGGCTTGGGCCTTGATCAGCACGGTGCCGCTGGACCCCGTGGCGTCGACCGTGAGGGTGTTGCTGTCGCGGTCGTACTCGACCACCGTGCCGTCGCCGTAGGTGCGGCGGTGCAGGCCTGCGCGGTCGCCGTTGGCGTTGCCGTCGCTGAACAGGCCAGGGATGGCCACGCCGGCCCCGAGCTCGCCCGACGGGGCCAGCAGCAGCACCACCTCATCCACCTCCGGCGGATCCCACACCACGTCACCGCCCGCGCGCGGGGTGAACCATGGCACCCAGTCGGACAGGATCTCCCCGTTCTGGAGCTCGACGCGCAGCGCCGGGAACCCAGCAGTCTCGCCGCTGTAGTCCACCTCGCGGACCACGCCGTAGCGAGCCACGTTGGCCAGGCGGCGCGCGTGGTCCGTCGCCTCGGGCGAACCGATGCCAGAGGTGTGGCGATCAGACCGCAGCAGGCTGAGCATGGGAGCGCCAGAGGTAGCGGATCACGAGGGGGATGTCGGCCGCGGCCGGCGGCTCGTCCTGGTGCTCCTCGAGCAGCAGGAGATGGGCGGCCAGCAGCAGCACGCCGTGCCGGATCGGGTGGGGCGCAGCATCACCGATCGGGTGGCCGATGAACGCCTCTGCAGCCTGCTGCGAGAGATCCAGCACCTGCTCCAGCTGGGCGGGTTCCGCATCGGCCGCGCCGTCGGTCAGGAAGGCCGCCAGGGCGGCGGTGTTGATCGGGAGATCCTGCGGCGCTGCGGCCTTGGCTGGCGTGCGCTTGCGACGTGTGGTGGCCATCAGTTGATCTGCTCTCCGTCTGAGATGAAGGTAGCCCCTGGGATGGGGCATGCCGTGCCGGTGTTGCCACCCGGGCAGCCCGGAGTCACCTGCCCGCCTGGGTAGGCACCGGACCGCAGGATGTCATCCAGGCTGGGATCCACATAGGGGTCGCTGCAGTCGCGGTAGGGGGTGGTGTAGTCCACCTGGTAGCGGAGGGTCGTGGCGCCAGTGGTCAGGCCGCCCTCGAACTCCGGCGGGTCGGAGGCGGTGTCCAGCAGCAAGGCGTCGCTCGACTCGAATCCGGGGATGACCCAGGACTGGAGAGCGGTCTCGACCGCATCGGCCAGGCCGTCCAGGGTGGCGTCGATGTCGTCGAAGCTCTGGGCCACGCAGACCACCGAGACGATGCAGCTCCGCTCCTCGAACCCGTTCCAGCCGGAGCTGGATCTGGCGATGACCTTCTCGGGCTCGCGCGTGTGCACGACGATCGCGGGCAGGTCCTGCTCCTCCAGGCTCATCAGCCGGCCGGAATAGGCGCGCCCCTGGACCGCCGGCACCGCGGCCTGGAGGCGGGCGACGATCGCGTTGCGGAGCGGGGTGCGGCGGCTGGTCATCAGACGTAGGGCGGTGATGTCTTGTACGGGTGCCCCGCAGGTAGGCTGCCGGTCAGGCCCCACTTGTGGGCAAGGTAGCCCTCAACCCGCTGACGAACAGCGTCCGATGGCTGACTCGGCAGGCAGACGACTTCGCCAATGTCAACCGCTCCAAAGCCGCCGCCATCTGTTCTCTGCGCACCAAACACCAACGGAGTAGATGCAAGATTAGTGGTGGATTGAGATGAATTCGTCGTTGCTGTGTCGCCATTGGCCCTAAGGCTGACAATGCTTCCGCTTTGCTCGTACTCGTAGATGTAAAATGAACTTGTGGGCGTACCAGATAAAGTTGTTGAGCTGCTATCGCAAAGCAGGAGCATTAGGCGATTTGCCGTGCTGGAACTGGTAAAAAAGATGTACCTGTTGTTATTGGTTGCAAGTTCCTGCCCTGCCAGTGTTGAGTCACCCGTAAGATTCCTGTTTCTTGCAACAACGTACATCGCAAGGGCTCTTGTGGTGAAGAACGCCGATGCGGTCTGCAGCCTGTCGTCCGTACCGTCAAACCTGACAGCCGGAAGCCCATTGAGAATGTTGGATGGATACGTTGGGCGAAATGATGCCGTGGACTGGCTCACGTTTCGGCCATTGCCGCTCTTGTCGTTCCACTGAGACACGGCGCTACTGACGGTCGTGATCGTTGCGGCATCCGCAGCATCAAGCCACAGCGCAGTCGTGATCTGCGCAGGGGTCCATGGTGTCTGCCCCACCTTCCGCCTTGGAACGATCAACATCCGATTGCCTCCCGCATAGGGCCCGCGTCTCCACTCATCACGACAGCTCATTCACCCAGCCGGCAGACAGATCGAACGGTTCGCCCGCCTGGATCTGGGCCCGCAGTTCCGCCGCACGCTCGATGTTGGTGTAGCCAGCGGCCACGAGCGACTGATGCCGCTGCAGCAGGTCGATCATGGTGGCCGTTGCCGTGCCCTCCTGGTCACGCCTGATGGCCTCTGCCAGCAGCACGGCCAGCATCGGATCCTCATTCGAGGGATAGAGCCGAGCGTTGGCTTGCAGCCGGGCGGCCTCCACCTGGTTCAGCAGTTCCTCCACCGGCCGGCGCTTCACCTCCAGCGTTTCCTCCCATGTGCCCACCGGGCCGCCAGCCTTTGGGTTGGGGTAGTCCACAGGGCTCCACTTGGCCTCCTCGTAGAAGATCGCCGGGTCGTACTCGCGCACCTGCGGTTCGCCCTTCAGGTAGAACCGGATCTGGGTGCCGTCGTAGGGCAGGCCGAACAGGTTGGGCCACCGCGCACCGCTTGGATTGGTCGGCACATCGCCGCGCACCGGCACGAACAGATCGACGCTCTGCCCCTCGCGAGGCCCCGGCTCGTCGTAGTAGCGCACGCCGGTGTCGGGGTTGGTCTTGATGGTGTCGGTCATGGTCAGACGGGGGAGCGGGTGAAGATGAACTGTGCGAAGAGGCCCTGGGCGCCAGTGCCGACGCCCACCAGATCAACGCCGATCCGGTCGCCGGCCGTGAATGTCGGGCTGGCGATCAGCGAGGCGCTGGCGTCCACCAGGCTGGCGCTGGCGGCCAGCGTGGCGTTACCGGTCAGCACCGACGTCTTCACGCCGGCGGCGGTGCGCTTGTAGGCGTTGAAGGTGGTGCTGCTGCTGCCGGTGTTGTCGATGTGGCTGCCGAAGCGCACAGCCGTCAGCGTGAAGTTGCCAGAAGGCACCGGCACCGGGATCTCCTCGTAGTTGGTGCCGGCGGTCGCGGTCTCGCCCTTGTTGCTGATCTTCAGCACCAGGCCGTCACCGATGGTCGACAGGCTGATGGTCTTCGTGCCGGCGTCGTAGTTGAGCGGACTCGAGGCGGCCGCCACGCCATC